CCAGAAGGTCATCAACGACGTCTCGGTAGGCCGTTATGACGTGGTGTTGAGCACCGGCGCGAGTTTCGAGACCAAGCGACAGGAAGGCGCCGAAAACATGCTCGAGATGCTGAAAATCGAGGCGCTGGCGGAGATCATCGCCAAGACCGCTCCCGATCTCGTGTTCCGCTCGATCGACCATCCCTACTGCGAGGAGATCGCGGATCGGCTCATGGCCCAGACGCCCGAAGGGCTGCAGAAGATCATGGAGGAACTCCCCGAGCGTGCGCGTAACGTCATCCAGGCACTCGCCAAACAGAATTCGAACCTTCAGCAAGCCCTCCAAGAGGCGCAGCAGGAAGCCAAGTTCGGAATGGCCAAGGCGCACCTGGCCGCGACCGTCAAAGCCCATGACGTCGAGGAATCGAACAAGACGAAGCGCCTCGATACTGAGACACGCGCAGACACGTCGATCAAGGTGGCCATTATCAAAGAGCATGGCGGGTTGGCCCGAGAGGAAGTCAAAGCCGGTGCCGAGCTGATGAATACGCACGTCGAGGCCGTACACCATCGGCGCGAAGCCGAGATGATGATCGAAAATGCCGATCGCACTGAAACTGGAGCTGCCTAAATGGCCGTCACCGTACTCGACAGTAAAGACCTGATCACCCACCTGACGACGGGCGAGACACCGATGCCGGCCGGGGTTGCAGAGGACAACGCCAAGCAGAGAGCGGCTGCGGATAAGGAGAACGGCAAGGCACCGGCCAAGGATGCAGATAAGGCCAAGACTGCTGAGACCCCCGATCCCAACGACGACGTTGAGGGTGAGGATGGTCTGACACCGCGGGAGAAGCGCGACTACACCGCAGCGATGCTGAGGAGTCTCGGCCGGAAGCATCAAAAACAGTTGGATGCGGAACAGTTCGCGGCCGCCCAGTACAACGACAAGGTCCTGGCCGAAAAGCGCGCCGAGAAGGCCGAGCAGGAGCGCGAGGCATTCAAGGAAGAGCTGGCCAAGCTTAAACAGCCCGCTGCAAAGGCTGACGAAGGGAAGGAGCCTGAGCGCGAAAAATACGCGACCGATAAAGAGTATGCGGATGCGATGATCGACTGGCGCGTGGAGCAGAAATTCAAGGCGCGCGAGATCGAAGCCGCGCAGCAGCGCCAACGGACGATCGAGCAAAACACCCAGACCAGTCTCAACCGTGCGGTCGAGCTGGTGCCGGACTTCGAAGCCGTGACGGGCGCCGCAGAACTGAACATCCCGGGGCACATCGTGCATCTGATGCAGGAATCAGGGCTTTTCGCCGAGTTCGGCTATCACTTTGCCAAGACCCCGGATGACTTGGCTAAGCTTGCCATAGCAACACCCAACAAGCTGAAACTTGAGTTTCAGAAAATTGAGAGTAAGCTGACTCCATTCGCATCGCGCACCGCTGCAGGGGCCGATGGGAAAGCTAACGGCCAAAAGCCGAGCACCTCAGAAACGGAGTCCGCCTCATCCACGACTGCAGCGAGTGGGAATGGCGCAGATCCGAGTCGTCACCCAACGGAATCCACCGGTAACGGTGCAGGTCCGAGCAAACCCCGCGGTACCGCACCGGTCATCACGCCGTTGTCCGCTGGTTCTACTTCCCAAGTCGAGAAGCTTCCCGCCGAGATGAATACTCGCGAGATGATTCAGGACTGGCAGAAGAGGAATCGCGCCAACTTGGGGCTGCGCAAGCGCCATTGACCTGAGCCGTACACGCGGAAACCCAACGGTTTCTGCTTGAAGGTGTACGGCTTTGGCCAATCAATTACTGACGATCAGTATGATCACCAACCGGGCGCTGCCTGTGTTGGCGAACCGCTGCATTCTCGTCGACAAGTTCAACCGACAGTACGACAAAGAATTCGGCATCAAGGGCCGCAAGATCGGCGCGACCGCCAACGTGCGCGTGCCGCCGCGCTACCTGGGTACCTTCGGTCCCGCGCTCAACGTCGAGCCGAGCACCGAGAACTACTACCCAGTGTCGGTGCTCTACCAGTACCACGTCGATATCCAGTTCAACACGATCAACATGTTGCTCGACATCGATGAGTTCGAGTCGCGTTTCATCAAGCCGGCCGTGAAGACGGTGGCGAATCGCTGGGACTCGGACGGTGCGTACTTCGCGATGCAGAATACCGCCAATCGTGGGGGGACGCCGGGTACTTCACCGACCTCCTATCTGGCGTTCGCCAATGGACGGGCGATTCTGGTGTCCGAAGGCATGATGGGGCTGGATGAGGTGGAACCTTGCAGCATCATGCATCCGCTCGCCATGGCCTCGATGGCGGATTCGCTCAAGGGGTTGTTCAACCCTCAGATCCGCGTCAGTGAGGTCTATGAGACCGGCATGGTCGCCGCCAAGACGGCAGGCTCCGATTGGTTCGAGGATCCGAACATCGCCAGCATGACGCTGGGAACTCTCACCGGAACGCCCGTACTGGCGGGTGCAACCGCACCCACGGGTGGTACGGCGCTTCTGACTTCCGGCTGGGCACAGACGGGCACCTTCGAGCTCTCCGGGCTCACGAGTGCCGCGCAGTGCTACGTTGGAGATACCCTGCAGGTCAAAGGCGTCTATCCGGTCAATCCGCAAAATCGCGGACGCTACGGCAATACGCTGAAGCAGTTCGTGGTCCTGCCTCCGGGTGGCTACGCTCAGATGGTGGGCGCGGCAGCCCCTGGCGGTCCGCAGTTCAACACCGCGACCTTGGCGAACGGCACCTTCAGCGCAACCACGGGGCAGTACACCGCGAGCGCGGGCGGACTGCTGACTGTCACAGTCGGTGAGTGTTTGATCTCCGGTGGTCAGTTCCAGAACTCGAGTGCCGCACCGGTCAGTCCTTACACCGTTACGATCAACGGCGGCGCGGCCAGTACGACCGTCAGCACGGAAAACCTCATTTTCCATCGTGACGCGTTCGCAATGGCGGTGGTCGATCTGCCGTTGCCGCGTACGGCCGTTGAGGCCTCGATGGCCTTCGATGAGGAATTGGGATTGTCCATGCGCATCGCGACCCAATACACCATCAACAATGATGCGGAGCCGACGCGTATCGATACGGCGTATGGATTCGCAAGCCTGTACCGCAATATGGGCTACCGGATCTCGGGTTGAGGAGCATCTATGTCATTTCCCGCTGTCACAAATGTCGATGGTTCCAACCCCGGGCCCAACGCCAGTGCGCTGCCGGACACCGTCCAGATGCCCACCGGCAATGTCTGGAAGGTGGGCATATTCAGTGTCACGCTCTCACCGGTCTCGGTTGCGCCGAACACTTCGGCCGAGCAGACTTTCTCCGCCACCGGAATCGGCCTGCTCACCACGGATCTCGTGGTGGTGCAGAAGCCCACTTCGCAAGCCGGTCTCGTCACTGGCGGAACGCGTGTTTCCGCCGCCGATCAGCTCGCGATCAATTTCGGCAACCTGACGGCCGCGACCATTACGCCCACGGCCTCTGAGGTCTACGTGGTGGGGGTCTTCCGGGTACAGCCGAATTGGTCCAAGCCCGCCTCGGGCAACCAACTCGACTGGTAAGCATGGATGCGCGTCGTGTGATGTTCGGGACACCGACTTTCGACAAGTCGGTGTCCGTGGATTTTCATACGAGCCTGCTCCAGAGCGTGGTCGAACTGCAGCGTCAGGGGATCTCCTGGTGTACCCATACGCCGACCGGCCAGCACTGGACCGATATCGCACGCAACGAGACCGTACGCGCCTTCAAGGAATCGGACTGCACCGATTTGCTCTTCATTGACGCCGATCAGGGCTGGGATGCGAAGGTATTGCCTCGCATTCTGCGCTATGACGAGCTCGTGGTCGCCGCATTGCCGCCGAAGAAGTGCGACCCGCCGACCTTTCACTGCAATGCGCTCACCGGTCGGATCGCTTCCAATGGCCTGATGGAAGCACTCGAAGCGGGCACGGGGTTCATGCGGATCAAACGCTCAGTGTTTGAGCGCATGGACGCGGTTTTCCCCGAATTGCGTGAGTTGCATGAAGCCGAGTTCGGCTGGCCCGAGATTCCGTACTTCCAAGCGGGCAACACCCTCGATGGACGCCTCGGTGAGGATATCTTCTTCTGTCGCCAGTGGGTCGCAATGGGCGAGAAGATCTGGATCGATGCTGATGTCACCTTCAGCCATCGCGGCAGTAAGGTGTGGAAAGGTAACTTCTATGAACACGCGGTGAAGACTGGGCTGTTGAAGCTCGCCGCGTAGGAGATCTCATGCCGAGTCCGTCAACGATCGCGCGCGGGAATATTCTCGGGCACTGGTTGCTCTCAATCACGATCTCACCCACTTCTGTCGCGCCCAATACGACCGCGGAGCAGACCTTTACCGTCACAGGCCTGCAACTCGGCGATTTCGTCGAGATGAACAAGCCCACCAACCAGGCCGGCTTGGGCATTGTGAATTCACGCGTCTCGGCGGCCAACACGCTTGCGGTCGCGTTCGTGAACGCCACTTCTGCGACCATCACTCCCACCGCGAGTGAGATCTACTACTGCGATATTGTGCGGCCCGAGAATCTGAACTCGAGTAGCAACTCCGCGCTCAGTCAGATCACCTGATCATGGCTGTTACGAGTGGCCCCCTGTCGACGACCTTCTACATCGGCTTGTCGACCGATACGAAGCCGGCTATTGCAGATTTTGCATCCTTCTTTTACGAGCCGGATACCGGTCGCACATTCATCTTCACGGGATCCAACATACCCGCTCCCGCCACCGGGCAATGGGTGGAGTACTTGCCCCTCTATCCCACACCCTTTTTTGATCCATCAAATCCGAATCGTTAAGGTGCTCCATGCTCATTCAAGGCGTTCCTGGAATTCAGAACAATCCGGATGGAAGTCTCGCGGTCGCCTTGCGCTCAGGCAAACAGGGCGACTTGTCCGTGTCCGAACTGCACGGACGCTACTATGAGCAGACCTACCGGCAGAACATGTTCTCGGTATGCACGCAGGGCACCGGCGTCACCACGACGGCCGCGCTCGCAACCACGTGGACAGGTCTTGCGATCGGCAATCCGGCCGGCTCCGGCGTTAACCTCGTGCTGAACAAGTTCACATGTGCGCAATTCGCGGTGGGAGCTGCGGCGACGATCGGCATCATGGGCGGTGCTGGCTCCATCACGGCCAGTCTCACGCCGCAAAGCCGTTTCATCGGCGGCGGTGCTGTCTCCAAAGCGGTGGCGACGGCCGGCCAGACCATCTCGACGCCCTTGTTGATTGCCACCTTCGGCTCTGTGGGATCACTCGCGACGACCGGGTATGGTCTGGAAGCAGGGATCGTGGTGGATCTGGAAGGCTCCGTCATTATTCCGCCTGGTTCTTTCGTGGCGAGTTACACAGCGATCGTGACCACGAGTGCGTTGCAGTTCAGTTACGCCTGGGAAGAGGTCCAGATCTGAGGACAACCTTCACGGCGGCCAAAGCACCGATTGTCCACGTGTATTAGCGAATGACATGCCCACGATGCCCAATCTCCTCGGAATGGAGCTGTCAGGCACGCAAGCCGCATTACAATCTGCGGGCGTGCTCAATCTCAACTCTATCGGCTACTTCGGTATATGGCCGATCACCGTGAAGTGGCAATCGAGTCCTTCGACTAAAGGGACCATCACCGCGCAGTCCCCCACTTCAGGTGCTACAGTGGCGGTGAATCCCTCGATCAACCTGACGGTATCGGACTTCCCGGTGGGGAGTGTCTATCCGTGATCGGCTTGGACCTCATCAAACGTGCACTGCGGCATATCAACTCCTATCAGTCCGGCGAGACGATCGCGCCCCAGGATGAGCAGGACGTGTGTGATTCTCTCAACTCCATGCTGGACCTGTGGAGTACGCAGAAGATGGCTGTTTTCGGCTCGAACGAGAACATTCTCTCGTGGATCGTGGGTCAGAATCAGTACCGGATCGGCAACCCGAAATGCACGGAGATTGGAGAGCCCGCTTTCACCGGTACAGTGACCGGTACCTCGAATGTCATCACGGGCGTGACACAGATCCCGGCTGACCTCATCGCCGGTACATCTTACAACCAGGTGGGCGCGGGCTCGACGCTCACGGACTCGCAAAGTCTCTTTCCGGCCAACACCTATTGCACGGCGTTCAACGCGGGCGCTCAAACCGTGACGATGAGTGCCAACGCCAAGGGCACTTCTCAAGGGCTCGATCAGATCACCTACACGGTTCCGGGTGACTTTCCGATTGCCCGACCGTTGCGCATTACGAATGCATTCACGCGCATCAATCAGTTGGATTTCACCCTCGACGTCTATGACACGCAGGATCGGTTCCTGGAGATCCTCTACAAGGCTCAGCCCGGCCCCTGGCCTACCGTGGCGTGGTACAACAATCTGATGCCCTATGGGGTCTTGAACGTCTACCAGACCCCGGGGCAGGGCGCCTCCGTGCATTTGTTCACGGATACGATCCTGTCCAACCTGACCCCGCAGCAAACGATTGTCATGCCGCAGGGATATGCCTTTGCCATCGAGTGGAATCTGGCCGAGCTGATCTGGCCTGACTATTGGGGCAAAGAGCCCATCCCGGGACACATCACCAAGAATGCCGCGCATGGTCTATCCACGATCAAGGCGTTGAATGCGAAGCCTGCCGCCCGGGCCGCGTATGACCGCATGTTGGTTCGGGGCAATCGACCTGATGGTGGATGGATCACTCATGGGGGCTTCCGTTGAATGGCGATCGACGTATTCGGCGACTTCGAGTTTGTCGGCGGTGACAACACCCCGGCGAATCCGTTTCAGGATCGCCAAGTTGCCATCAACTGGTATCCGGAGATCTCGGCCTCGAAGGCCTCCAAAACCGTTACCTCGCTCCTGGGCTGTCCCGGCCTGATTCAGCTGTTGGCCGCTCCAGGGGGCGGTGCGCCCGGATTCTCTCCGTCCATGACCGCATGGCCGCAGCCCTATTCAGGGACTTTCCTGCCCGTACGGGGTTTTTGGGTGCTGCCTGGACGGACTCAGGCTCTCGCCGTGGTCTCGAATGTCTGCTACCTCATCACGATTGTGAGCCTGGGCAGCTCCACGGTTCCGGCCGTGCTCAATATGGCTCAGGTGGGAACGCTCAACACCAACAGTGGTCCGGTCCACATTCGTG